GATGATTTCGATCCGGGGATCACCATTATAAAGATCCCGAAGCCGCCCGAATTCTTCCATGTTTTTCTGGATCAGGATGAAGATCCGAATATTTTCATGGGTTTGGGCCAAAAGGCAATCAATGGCATCGGTGATTTCCGGCCGAAGCCCCAGGGTGGGAATGGCCACATTCACCCGATCCGGGAAGGCTTCAAGTTTTTCTTCGCCCGCCGTTTTCATGGATCCATTATCAAGCAATCTTTCCATGGCGGCCCATTGCTTCGGGTATTGCCTTTTGATTTGAATATCATCCATTGGCAATCACCATGCCGATCCCCATTTGGCGGCCCAGGTTTCCGAATTGGAATTGGCCTGATCCCGGTGGATTGAAATTGTGGATTTCCATCAGGATATTTTCTTGATCGGTGGCCTTGATCCAATTCCAAAATTCCTTCACCTTCACTTTTTCTTTTTCTTCCGGGATCCAATCCGTGGCAATGTCATGGATGGCGATGATGTGCCTCACAAGGGGGCCAAATGAAGTATAATCAGCCCCCACCCCTTCCAAGGTGTGATCACCATCGATGAAAAGAAGATCGATCCGGCGGCCGGAAAGCTTGGAAAGCAAAGCCGCCTTCACTTGGGGATCCCTGGAATTGCCGATGATATCCGCTTGGCTTTTCGGATCCTGATCGATGCCGATATATTCCGCCCCCAGGATCCTTTCATAAAATTTCCTTTGATGCCCTTTCCAGATCCCGATTTCCACCACCACGGGATGATCGATCCCCCGGGCCTGGAAATAAGATGAAATAAATTCCATGAAGATCTTCCATTCGGCGGGCCGTTGCCCGAAATCTTGAAGCGGCGTGGCCGCCATCATTTGATTCAAAAGATGTGAATTCATCTGATCCCCCTTCGCTGATCTTTCTTGGCATAGTATAAAGCCCGCCCCCGGGCCTTCATGGCTTCCAATTTCCCTTGATCCCAGGCCGCCTTGAATGTGGCCCCGTGAATGTGATAAACTATTACATTCAGAAGGATCAAGGTTCGCCATCCGGCCAGCCTTACTCTATCACAATAATCATCATCATCACCATATCCCGGGGAAAAATCTTCATCCAGAAGCCCCACCCTTTCGATCATTTTCTTATTCAATAAAACACAAGAAAAGGGGACACATGATGAAACAATTTCCCGCACCATCGGCGGCAAAGCATTATGATATTCCATCGGATCACCCGATTCATATCCCGTGATCCGCTGATATCTTTCAAAGTTTTGAATATTCCCCGTATTTGTCAAGCATCCGATCACCCCGGCCCGGGGGTGGCCAAGCTGATAATCAATCATCCGATCCAGCCACCCGGGATCCGCCACCACCACATCATTATTCATCAGCACCAAATGATCGGCATTCCCCCGCATCGATTCCCGGATCCCCCGATTGGCGGCCTTCACAAATCCTTCATTTTCATCCAGGAAGATCCGCTTCGATGGGAAGGGGGCAAGATCCAGGAAATCATTCATCAGCTTTCGCTTCCCATCTTCGCTTCCATTGTCGATCCAAATCAGCCGAAAATCATTGGTAAATTTGGCCAATGCCGAAAAGCAATCGATGGTTATTTGGGCATTTTGAAATGAAATGATAATGATATCGGTTTTCAATTTAATTCCCCCCGGGCCGATGCGGTTTCAATTATGATCGGCCCTGATTTCAATTCATCCGGGAATGCTTCCCTGGATATGATTTCCCAGGTGGTTTCCTTTTGCCTGGATCCGCCCCACCGGACAGCCCAGCCAATGTATTTATAATTCAATCGCACAAACCAAAACAATATCCCGCCCGTGGCGTTTATATGATTGAATTTATCAGCCACCCCAAAGGTGGCCTGGAAATTGGTGATCGGGATATCGGTTTTGACATTGAAGCTTCCAATCATCGGATATCCGAAGATCTTTTCGAATTGATCCAAGTTAAAATGAAATTTCCCAATGCCATTCACATATTGCCCGATGATCATTTATTCCCCCAAATCAGGCCCGCTTCCTTCCTTCCATCCTTCAGCATTTGATCCATTTGCCGCCGCCGCCGCCCTTCTTCATGGGTGGCATCCATTTCCGATTGATGATGATTCGGGTGGAAATGATAGATCACCGCTTCCGGGGAAAGATGGAATTTGCCCAGCTTCCGGCCCAGCCATTCGATTTCTTGGCAAGCAAAAAGAAAATATCCTGGATAAAATGGGCGGCGGCCAGGATATCGATCCAAGAAGGGCTTCCCCATCAGCCCCACCCCGGCCGGATTGAAATGCTTTTGGCCTTCTTGGGTGAATCCGATCACCCCATCATCATCCGGGAATCGATCCGCCATGGCCTTGATTGCCGCCTCTATGGCCCCAGGCTTGAAGATCATATCATCCACCGCCCAAATAATGGCATCCGGGCATCCAGGGGCTTCCATATTTCGAAGCCATACCGATCCCGAATGGCCGCTTGAAATTGTGAGTAAAATATTTCCCAGGGGTGGAAGCGGCCGCCAAATATCGATTGCATCAAAGGTTTCCTTGTCCCCATCGCAAAGGATCCTGATCCAGATATCCACCCCGGCCGCCTGGGCCGGAATGCTTCTGATCATTCGCATCAGCTTTTTAAAGCGATTCCTTGTGGGAATCAGGATATCGATCCGCTTCATTTGGCCCCCTTCTTTTCTATCACCCCAAATTGAAAACATTGCAAAGCCGAATCAGGATTCAGATTGATCACCTTGATATTTCTATTTGAATATTCCGGGGCCACCTTTTCGAAATTTTCCCGCCAATGCCGGATTTCTGGATCCGAAGATGAAGCCGGATATCCGCCATGAAAATTCGCTTTCCCGCTGGGAAGATTCTTCATATCGAATCCCAAAAGGCAAATCGGATTCGCCCCAAGGATGGCGGCAAGATTCAAAGCGGCATATCCCGAATTCCCCCCACAAAAAACCCCCCGGGAAAGCGATGTGGAAAATCCATGCTTGCCAAGGAATTTGATGATATATACATCTTCCCAGCCCATGGGATCCGAAAATGCCGGGAAAGGATCGATGGCCCAAACCTTCAGCCCCTTGAAATTATCATAAGCCTTCAAGGATTCGGGCATCATCAGCCGCCTTTTCTTTGAATACCAGGAATGAAGCCGGATATCGATTGAAAGCATTATATCCGCCCATGGCACAAATTCAATTGATCTATTAATGGCGATGCACTTTTCACCCCGAAGCAATTCGAAATCAAAGCCCGCCAAGCTGGGGCCGCCGCCGATGATGAAGCATCTTGATCCATTCCATTCCCCATCCTTCATCACATCGGAAAGGAAATTGATTTTATGATCCCGGCCCATGGCCTATTCTTCTTCGCCCTGGGCGGCTTCATTGATTCCCCCGCCACCGAATAGGTTTTGCAGATTGAAGATCCCGCCGCCGCCCTTGATCTTCCCCAGCTTGGCCAAATTTTCGGTGATGGCTTTTTCGGCCGCTTCTTCATCGGTGATATCGGGATTGAAGATCATATAAAATTGGGCCGGGGAAATCAGCCCATCTTTCAAATCGCTTTGGGCTTGCTTCCGCTTTTCCATCGGATCAATGAACATTTCCATTTCAGCGAAATCGATCTTGAATTCAAGATCTTCCGGGATCAGCGGCCCCAATTTTTCGGTATTCCATACCAGCCGGATCAGGTTAAAAAGATCACCTTCCAGCCGCCGGAATGCGGGCAATTGCTTTTCCCGGATTTCCCGAAGCCCCCGATTCTTGATCACCAATGCCCGCCCGGATGATTCATCAGGGGAAACCGAAAACATATCCACCGAAAGGCCATAGGTGGAAAGAAAAGCATTAATATCCGATTGCAAAGATTTATCCATGCCTTCAAAATTGGCCGTTAAATCCAAAGCCCCGATTTCCGATCCTTCGCCTTCAAGCAAAAAGCTTGAAGATGGATCCGAAAGAAATTCCGGGGGAATGTCCTTTGTGTTTTGCGCCCTGATCCAGATCTGCTTGAAGGATTGGAATTTGAAAATATAATCCTTCAATGTCCTTTTGAATCCGGTCAATAATGTCCCATCCACCAAATCTTGGCCGCCCTTGGGATTCCAAAAATTATCGGGGATCTGATTCAAATGAATGATGGCGAATGGAAGCTTGCCGAAAGGATTCACCATTTTTGGATTATCTTCGGCCGGGGGAAAGATATTGAATTTTTCATCGAAAATAAAATGCTCTGCATCACTCCAAAAAACAGATTTTTTATCGGTCTTGAATTGGGAATCGATATATTCCACATCATAAAAAACAGCCATGGCTTCTTCTGGATAATCTTCCCGCTGGATTATCGATGTATTGGCCGGGGTGTTCAAGTGAAGGGTGATGGCCTTCTTTTCCCGATCCACTCCCACCCGGATCAAAACATCATTCAAAAGATTGGCATATTGATTCACCTTCTTCATAAATTCATCGATGGCCAAATCGGCATAGATCTTTTCAATGGTTTCATTCCCCTTTTCGCCGAAGCTTCGCCTGGGGGTGATTTTATAGATCACCGAAATATCATCCACCACCTTTTTCAAAATGTTTTGGGTGGTATTCCGCATCAGCCGGATCTTTTTGTAATTGCTTGGATGAAATTGGGAAGCCAAGATCCCTTCCAGCATATCGCCCCATGAATCAAAATAGATCGAAAGCCGATCATTGGCATCCGATTTCCTGGAAGCTTCCGCCGATGCCTTGGCTTTCATATATGATTCCAGCACCACCCGCCCCACCTTGCTTTCAAATAGATCTATCATTTTTCCCCCTTCCTTCCCCGGGCGAAGGATTGATTATATCAAAGATTTTGATTCCTTCAATGATCTTCATCATGCCACCCGCACCATGTTTTTCTTCAGCGGATATTTATAAACCGAAAAGAATTCAAGGGCCGTGATCATGTGGGAAGCCCAATTGTGAATCGGCTTGTCGCTTGTGGGTGATCCCGTGGCATCCACCGGGAAGCGATAATTGGCCAGCCGATCTTGGAATAAAACACATTTCTTGGAAACATAAAGCCGGGGCATGATCTTCCGGGTGGCCGTGATCCTTTCGGCATAATCGCATTTCCAAGGATATACCACCTTCAAGCCCAATTCCCCAAGCCATGATATCCAGGATTTCTTGGAAACCCCCCGGGCGGCCCCGGCCGGATCCCCGATGTGAAGATCATATTTCGGATATCGATTCTTCACAATCAAAGCAAAATGCGGGGCTTCTTCTTCATTCATTTCATATTCATCGATGATATAAATTTCCCCATTGGGATTCACCTGGATCCAGATGATGGCCGTGGGATCGGCCAAGCCGAAATCCCAGGCGGTGAAAAGCGGAAGGGCCGGATCATAGTCCTTATGGATCACATGGGAAAGATCGAAATTATAATACACT